TCACGGCTGACGAAACGTCCGTTCATGGCGCGGCCACGGCGTCCGCTCATGCCTTCCATTTCCTCGCCATCCTCTTCGTATTCCTTGGCGTTCATCATGCCTTCCACGGCCAGCTGATCCTTCAGTCCGCTCATCAGGCACTTATACAGCTCGGCGTCCTTGTCGGTGAACTCGCTCTTGTTTGCGTAAGCAGCATCCAGCTTCTCTACCTCTTCCTTGGCAACCCTTTTTAGATTCTTGAATTCCATCGTCCTTCCGCCTCCTTATGCTACTCTCGTTACTTCGACGTTCAGATTACGAAGATTGAGCGCCGGAGCGGGAGTCGTTGCGGGGTCTGTGCTTACAGATGCATTTTCGACGCTCACCGTGTAGCAGCACCCGACCGGTACGTCAATAATCGCGAATCCGCTCACATTCCAATAAGCGTCTACGGCGGTCGGCGTCGCGGCAGCAATGGACGTAGGTACAACTTCTCCTCCGATAGCAAGCGCAAGCTGAATTTCACCGGCGGTTCCCCCTTCCGGAACGGCAATATTTCCGTCGAATGCCACACGGTAGCGGGCAAACCTGCTGCAGGGATTGTTCACCATTCCGCGAAGTGTAAGGATGCCGCTTCCGGGACGGTGAATGACGTATCCGCGATTGCAACCGATAGCCGTATTCAGAATAGCCGGAGCACCGGGCTGAATCAGCTGAATCTCATTGTAAGTAAACTCTGCCATTTTGAATTCCTCCAATCAACATTGACTGCTATAGCAATCAAAGAAAAGGCCGCCCGTAATCGGGCAGCCCTTAAATGATCTAAATTTCAACCTTAAGACGCCATGCCGCATCCGCAGCCCCAATTCTGCTGGCAGCAGTTAGGATTCTGCACGACGTAGGCAGGAACCGGAGTGGGAGCCAGATACCGCTCCAGGGCCATAGTCTGCGCTTCATTGTTCGCCACGATGGCAGCCGTCTGAGCGTTCTGAGAAGCGGCCATCTCAGCCATCTGCAGCTGCTGACGGAGCATCGCGATAGTCTCGTTCTTCGCGTCAATCTTATCCTGGCACATGGTGTCCAGAATCCGCTGAGTGGAGTTGTTATTCGCTTCGATCACGTCACGAAGCGCCATGGAGATTGCGTTACGATCCGCGCAGGCTTCGGTGGCAACCGTATATTTCACGTCGGCCAGGCCAAGGCGGTTCTCACAGCAACAGTTCTGGAAATTGCTCTGCAGGTTGTTAAAGCCGGTCAGCAGGCTGTTCTGAATACCGTTGATGCCGGTCGTCAGCGCGCTCTGATCAAATCCACGCTGAATATCAGCACCGTTGTTGCCGTTATTCCATCCGCCATTATTACCCCAACCGCCGAATACGATCAGGAAGATAATAATCCACCAGCCGTTATCGAAACCAAAGCCGCCGTTTCCGCCATAGCTCGCAGGCATAACGGGCATATTGAACATTCCACCGTTTTCAGTAGTCATAGCACATAACTCCTCCGCAATTTTTTATTTGTCATAGAAAGTAAACGGGTGACAAACTTATAGGCCCAACGGAATCACCCTCTTTTCTCGGAAGATAAAAAGAAAGTCCGCACCGTTTCCGGCACGGACTCGCTTCCATCAGAAGGATGCTTGTCTCTGAACTTAAATCGGCGATCGCCTTCGCAGAAAGGGCAGCCGCCGTGATTTCGACACGATCTTAAATATCATTTACTTCCCGTATAGGGCTTGCGGAATTCTTTTCCACTGGCGATCGCCTTGTCTAAAGACATGCATATCCTCCTTAAATGGTGAATAAATAGGTGAGTGGTAATCTGTATTAAAGTGTTATTTAAATCATCAGGTTTTACTTACTAAAGGGTTTCATATTAGCTACCGCTGTTTGCCTTGAAAAATGCGTAATATACATCCGCGATTTGCCAATACCCGGATTCGGCAGGATGCACATTGCCGTTGCGGGGGATTTCCGTAACGTCTACAGCAGTATTACGGGCGTTCGGATGAACCATTGTTGAACCCATGTTATACAACGTGTCCAAGTTGGCGTAAAGCGGCACAATATAGATGCCGTCATTTTCAGAGTCAGAATACTTATCAATGATATTCTGTACCCATGCAACATTGTTCCGCTTGTATCTGTGCCGTGTGTTATTGCACCCAAAATCAATTCCCCACGGATACTGTGTATAAGACGGCGGTATTGTTAACGCAATTCCAATTTTTGTATTAGGCATAGCGTCTTGAATACTTGCGATCATTGCATCGCATTTTGTATTCATATCAGCTATTTTCGTTTCCATCGCCGTGTCGTTGGTGGTATATAGCAGGTCATTGATTCCAAGATTGATAACAAGCCAATCCGGTGCAGACAATCCGCTCTGTTGCAGGAAGTATTCCGCATCGAATGTTTCGGTTGTCGGATTGTACCAATCAGACGTTATTGACGGAACGTTCGGGTCTGTTCCATAGGTGAAATACCTGTCAAACGACCATCCACCGCGCCCCTCATGATTGTTTGGTGCTGTTCCCCTTGTCCCGATTGTCGTAATGCTCATGGCATCGCCGTTGAAATCCAGATTTAGTTTTGCAACCAGATAATCGTTGTCGGTTGTGCTGTCGCCAAGAATCATGACGGACTTGGATACGCCACTCCCGGAAGTTGACGCGACAATAACCAGTTGCGCTGTGGCAGTCACAGATGTTCCGTTTTTCGATGTTGCGATAATGTCAAGTGTATATGTTCCAACATCTCCCGCCGCAGGAGTAATAGTATATTTCCGGTCAAGCTGTCTGCCTTTTGTGCAATTAACATCCCAATAATAATCTGTGTAGTTTCCTTCGATCAGATTATCAAAATATATATTGCACTCAATGCCGACAATTGCATAAATCTTTTTAGGCAAATTCAATGCAAATGGCGCGTCCATAGGCGGGAGAAACTGACGATCAAGAAAATATGTGCCATATTCCGTGTAATCGGTTGGTTCTGTCCCTTTCTCAAACTGACTCGTTCCCACATACGCTTTCAGATTTGTAATAAGCGCATATTTCGCATTTGCCGGGCTTTTACGCTGTGCAACGCCGGAAGCATATGAGTCCGCTATATACGTTTTGCTCTCAGTATAAAATGCCGAAGCAAAATAAGTGTAAGAACCTTCCGTATTACTGTAAATATAATCCGTATCACCGTCTACAGGTATATAATCAGAAACGAAGAAGTTCGCAGATGTGTTTATTGACCCGTTATATATAAGTGCTTTCCCAATCTGCGCCGCGCTTTTATCATACATTTGCGGAGTTATTACAAAAAATGTTGTCCCTTCCGGGGTAACCTTTTCGTCTTCTTTTTCTTCCAATGCTTCAAGACGGTCGTATATACCGTCCTTCCCTTCGGCAATCAGAGTCGCTGACGCAATGTATTCCAGATAATCGGCAAACCTAATAAACGCAGTCCCGGTGGGAGTGACATATGTTTTCCCAGTTGTCTGATACGACCCCTGTATAAACGTTTTTGCGCTATTATAAGCCGCTACCCAGAAAACACTGCGTGCACCTCCCGTATAATTGAGTGTTCTGTCAGGCATAATTTCTATATAATCTGATGTAAAAAAGTTTGCGTTTGTCGTTGTGTTGCCGTTGTAGAGCAAACTTTTTCCGGTTTCCGCATCGGCTTGATTAAATATGTTTTCTGATACTGGATAACCGTCAAGGGCATCATCTAAAGCGCTCTTTAAATCAGATACATCTTCTTCAAGATGAGTATATTCATCGGGGATACTTTCAAGAACTTCTGCCCCTTTTTGCTCAATCGCCGAAACATTAGACTGGCCTTCGATCTGAATATCTTCTAACGCAGATGCTCCGGCCGAATTAATCGCCGCAACCCTGGACGCTGTTGTGCTGTCCGCAAGGGCATCGACACCGACGTATCCGTCCGTACCCTTGACTTTTATTTGTGAACTCTTAATTGTTACTGGCATGTTGCACGCTCCTCTGTTCTTTTTATCCTAATACTGCGCCCAGCGTCCGAAGAATATTCAGCGCTTCCGCAAGCCCAATTCGCACGCAATTTGTACCGACTGTGACCGTGCTTCCAAGTGAAATATCCGTCGTAGCCTGATACAACTGCATCCCGTTCATGAAGAAATACCCCTCGGAAATTGCAGAGACCGCCTTCATGACCCCGTTTACGACGCTTATCTTTGGCGAAATATCCGCCAGTCCATCTGTGTACTTTTTGGTGACCAGATCGTTGTCGTTCTCCACAGGCGCGGGATTCTCTGTCGTTCCTGCGCTGACTTTTCCCGCATAATGGCCGTTTCCGTCCCAGTCAAGTGCATAAGCGTTCGAACGCTGAACGCTGCTTGATCCGTTTCCGACGATTTCTGCATAAATATCATCCGAGTCTTCCTGGTTGTATCTTCCTGATACATGCTGGCTGTTTCCGTACGCGATCGTCCCTATGCCCTCGGCATGCGAGGCCATACCGGTAGCTGTCGTAGAATATCCTTCAGCGAAGGATCCTACTCCGCTTGACGAGTTCACAACGGTGATGGTAGACGTTCCGCTCTTGTAGCTGAAGTTTTTGATCTTAGCGGATCCGCTGCCGGTTCCGATGACTACTGCGAGCTTCGCAAATTCATTCGTCAGCTTATTGGCGGACCATAGAGAGGAAGTATATCCGGATCCGGCGTTATCATTAATCGCATTGCTTCCTGGATCGCCGCGATCTCCCTTCTCTCCTTTTTCTCCTTGGTCTCCCTTATCGCCTTTATCTCCCTTTGGCCCTTGGACGCCCTGCGGTCCCTGGATGCCGGTTTCCCCTTTATCACCTTTGTCTCCTTTTTCGCCTCGAGGACCCTGAACGCCTTGCTTTCCTTGAGGTCCCTGCGGTCCTTGGATGCCGGTTTCACCTTTATCGCCTTTGTCTCCTTTTTCGCCTCTGGGACCGATCGGAACGCCTATTGTCAAATGCCGGTCAGAATACTCTGCGGTAGCTTCTGATCCGGAAGGAAGCGTCACTGCCGAAGCATCCATTTCCCTGATGTCGTCAAGCGCATCTTCGCACCTCTCGGCAGTTTCGTTCAAAGCAGCCATCAGCTGCTCGATTGTCCCCTGCTGTACCGGTGTAGGCTCTTCATCAGTAATCGATGCCCTGGCTGTGACCGGGATCTCGATTACATATTTCGTTTCCCCGTCCGCCAGCGTGTCGTGCAGATACAGCCAGCATGATACTGTTCCGGCATCCTGAAGAAGCGCGTCTGGGATAGCGACCGATCCGTCAAGGCCGATCTGTGTGACGGAAGTGTCTGCGCCCTTTTTCGCAAAATGCATCTCAAAGGCATCGGGAAGATCAGGAAAGTCATCAAACTTAAGTACCTGACCGTAGTCATACTGAAAGACTGCCCTGGTCATAAAGAATCCGTTTTTATGGTAACGTACGTTCACGATATGATTGCTATCGGCCATCTTATTGCACCTCTTCTGTTTTTCTTAAAACCAGGGCAGCCTTTCCGGTATGTTATTTTACGGTTCCGTTGCCAATGATCTGGCCGGTCATCTGCTGTGCCTGCTGAATCTGCTGCTCGGAAACAGGACTTCTTGTCTGCTGAAGATACTGAAACACTTGATTCGGATCGTTCTGAATACCCGCCGGAATATCCGGAAAATGCTGTTTCACGAAAGCAACTGGATTGGACATGGCCTGCATGACAGCCATCATCTTTTGCATAGGATTCATATTCATTGGAGCCTGCTGCCCTAAAAAAGAAGGCGAAGTTCCCTGCCCTGGAACTCCGCCGCCGAAATACTGTTGGTATAAAGGATTAGGCATTGTTATTACCTCCCTTATTCACCGGCTGGTTGTTATTACTTCCATTTTGATTCTTTCGGTTCATCATGGACTCTCTGAGTCCTTTGATCTCCTCCCGAAGACCGTTGATGTCGTCTTTCGTCGCAAATTCTCCGATTGCACCGCTTGTCCCCTGAAGCGCCATGTTATTCTGTGTCTCCGGCATGGTGTACGGAAGTTTTTGCATTGGATTTGGAATGCCCATGGGGCTCCAGCTCTTCAGATAGATCACCGTATCCGTAGAGTCCCACAGCGGAATTGGCTGGTTTGGAGGCAAATCTGCCGGCTTCTGAAAAGCTTTAGCTCCAACCTCGCCCTCTACCCACTCCATGAAGTGGACGGGACTGGCAGGAGTATAAGAAGCCTGAGGCTGCACTGCCTGATAGTTTGGAGCCTGTGCGGCGGCCGTAACTCCCGGATAACTTACCGGAAAGAAATTATATGGATTGTAATAGTTAGGCATGAAGATACGCTCCTTTCATATTCACTTACTGCATAGACCAGAAAAAGCTGGGAACCTGATCTCCGGAATCCCAGCTGTCGTAATAGTGTCCATCAAGAATTGCTACTGCATGGCTGCCAGTCCCGATAATATAGGTCCCCCTCGGGTACATGGCGCAGAACATCCGTACGGTTACGCATTCCGGACAGCTTTCGGGCAAAAGAAAAGGCGTGAACCCCATGCGGTAGAGAAACTTTCCCCACACGGAGTCCGCGCTCGGCATATTACATTCTTCCCTGCCCATTTCACATAACCGATCGTAAATATCCATCCATGACCGATTTGTGGCGATGCAGATGGCTCTCACAACGCAATCCGGAACCTCCTTACGAAGAGGATTGGGATTGCATTTAATCCACATCGTTTTTCACTTCTTCGTCCTCGGTCACGTCCATTTCAATTTCCGGTTCGTCGATCAATACGTAGTCTTCTTTTCCAACAGCTGCAGCATCTGTTAATCCCTCGCCGACAATATAAGCAACCACGCCCGCACCGGCCATGATCAGAGCGACGATCTTTACGGATGCCTCCTCAGTTCCGCCTAAAGCCACCACAATCATTGATACGAATTCAGCGACGGCTGCCCAGAATTTCCTGCTTGTCAGTTTACGTTTCCAATCCATAGTATGATCCTCCTCATCCTAAATCTTTTTCTTCCTCTTCGTCTTTGGACGCTTCTCCGGCTCTCATCTGAAAATATCCCAGCGCGATTTTCTCGCTTACTGAGTTTCCCGTATAGGCCAGCACGTTCACCATTGCGATATCGTCTACGCCTCGAACAATTGCCGCCATCGTGGTGCCTGTTTCCGGATTGAGCCAAAGAGCAATTACTGACCACAGCCGGATAAGTCCCCAGAATATCATAACGGCCGTGATCAGTTTTTTAGAAAACTGGACGTATGCCTTGTTTTCAGAAGAAGCTTTGCTTTGCTTTTTTGATCTGGCGGACATAGGTAAATTCCTCCGATCCAGATTATCTGTCAATTAAATAATTTGTCAGTTCGGTCTGTGAGCTTTTAAGCTTATCGATGCTGTTTCCGTTAATCTCGTGACTTAAAAGCGCGAGAATTCCGCGGCAGACAACCTTGTTGCCTTCTTCCATGCTCTTAAGCCGCTCGTTATCGTTCCGAAGCTTGTTGTCCACATCCTGTCTCCAACTTTCAAGATCCCCATGCGGTTTTCGCCATTCCTTGATCGTTTTGGCCACGTTCCCGATCAGAACAATAAATCCGCCCAACGCCAGCAGCACAATCAGAAAGCTCTGAAGCTGTTCCAGAGTAACATTGTCCATTGTCCTCATCCCCTTCCGATGATGGCGCCAATGACGTCGATCTGCTTCTCAATTTCTTTCAGGGCACGATCAATAGTCGCGGCGTCCTCTGGACGGATTGTGATTTCTGTCCCGTCGGTTCCTCCGGTAAAATCCAAATATTCGGACATCATCCATCCGGAATATCCTTCGTATTCGATCTTACTCCATTGTCCCTGGTTTTCCTCAACTTCAACCTTGCTTCTGATCGGCACCCTTGCTATAAGTTGGGCGCTGGTGGATGCACTCTTGCGAAGGTTTACCGTGCTCCCGCTGGCTCCGCTTGGCAGAACCACATATGCTTCCTGCATGACTGTTTCCCCTTTCTTCTCAGCAGAATTGTTGTAGTCCACGCCTTTAAGATAAGCAGCGAAATCCCATCCGTTCTTTTTCGTTAGCTCATCCCTGCAAAAGCCGCTTTTTGTTCCTTTCGCATTTAAAACCCATCCCGGATCGTTGTCTACCAAACCGATGTGATAGTAGTCGTTCAGATCCCCATTGTACGAAGCGCCTCCGGGTTTGAATTTACCGGGTAGTTCATATCCGGTCTCTCCGGGTAATCTGGCTTTAAACGCTGCCATGCCCGGTTTTGCTTCGCTGATAGGCAGGAGCTTTCCGGTAATATACTTCCGGGCGATTGTATTGCTACCATGAGCGATAGTCTTTCCGAACTGTCGGTAGGCGTATACAAACGCTCCGGAACAGTCCACGCATCCTTTTTCAGCCTTACCCCAGATATAACTCCAGTGTTCTTTATACATCGTCTGAAAGATGGCTATAAGATCGGCCTCCGGAATCATTTGTCATCATCTCCGATATTTGTCAGGGCTATGGCAAAAACAGTTACAGACATTCCAATAACAAGTCCTATAACAAACTGAATCATTTGCTGTCTCCAAGATGTGTTGTATGGTCGTATATTATTCTGTTTTATTAAGAATTAGACAGCACCGTAATAAAAATCTGATTTTACATAAACGACGGTTAATCTTGCGGTTAGATTTGAACGATCGGCGCCGCCAACTTCTCGGAGCAACATAACCGTGGTCGTGCCTGTAGCCGATGTTGTAACATTTCCGACGGCGACATACTTGGAACCGCTGGTGAAACGCTTTACTGAAATAGCCGTATATCCATCCGGAGTTTTCATACTAAAGTCATCAGCAGTAATAGATAGACTGTCATTTTTTTTTATGGTATATGCATAAGTATAAACTTTTTCAACAAACAGATCACTTAATAGTTCAACGCTTCCGCTTGCCATCTATGGACGACCTCCAAATTATTAAATTGTTCATTGATAAGAAAAAATGGCTACTGACAAGGAGCGCCATATCGTCTCCGTCAGTAGCCATAGTACGGCTGTCAGGTATGATTTGTGCTAAAGGTGTTATTTAATGCGGGTGAGGATTTGCACCTCGCATGGATATGATCACTTTCCGTTCCGACCGGGGTCACCACTACCCACTTATCAGCTTTGTTGCAACTCCGCTGATTCGTTTTATACTGCCGGATGCGTCTACCTATTCCGCCACCGCATTAATTAAGGTGTTATTTAATAAAATGCGTATTCATATTCACCAGTGATGCAATCGCCGGACTGTAATGATGCATCGGCACTTAAATCAGAAAAATACGCTTTGAAGGATTGCGTATTGCTTCGATAGGTAAAAAATCCTCTCGCACAGGTGTTGCTTTTCAAACAGGCTGTTAAATTGTCTGCAAAATTTATAATAACCTTTTTAAAATACTGGCTCGCATAAAACTGAGACTCGGTTGTTGTTAAATCAACCTCACCAAAGTTACAGGCCGCGAAGTCTACATCCGCTTTATTAAACCCAAACAGCCCGGAGGCGTATGCGTTTTGCACAGTGAGACTCGTCAGCATCTTAAATGTGTTCCGTGCTGTCCATCCGTCAGGAGTAAAATCAAACAACACATAACGATCCACAATATTTGATGCTGGATCATTATAATCGTACAGATGAGAATACATATAAATCCCAATGTCAGGATAATAGCCGCTTGAACTGATCTCGGTTCCTTTGGAAAACAGCCTAAAATCAACATTCAATTCATTCCCGTGAATCCCGCCAATAAACTGAGCGGCATCACGCATCTTGATAACCCCTATAATATCCGTCCCGGTTGGGATTACATTGTTGCCTGCCCCATACAGCTGTGTAATGTTCCATTGATAGCCCTGCGTTGTTGCAATTTTCTCAAACTTTACATTATACGCTTTCCCGGATAGTGTTACTGCATCCAACCCGATATTAACGTACAGGCCTCCCGCTTTCTGCGTATTTTGGGCGAATGTATTTTTGACTTGCTTGAAAGTTTCTTGTGAGGATAGTCCGTAGATTATATCCGTCCCGCCAGCAGTAACCGTGATAACGACCACGCTTCCAGGTCGAGCTGTAAGTTTACTGCTTTCCGTTGGAAGATTGTTGTCCGATTTTCTATACCTGACTGGATTAGAACAATACAATTGTATTGTATCGCCCGTCACAATAGAGGTATAGTCTGCACCATAGCAGATGGCAAGATATCTTGAATCTACTGAATCGAACCACAAATCGGTTTGTGAACTTGGGAAAAAATAATACGAATCATACCCGCTTGAATTGTTGATAGAAATATAAGCCGGTGTTCCCGTGCTTGCGGATGCGCTACCTGCTTTATAAGTTGCTCCAGCAATCTGGTTAACCTGTGTTCCAGAATCTATTGGCGCGGTTCCCTCAAAGATCTCGTCATCGAGCGATTCTATAGCGCTCTTTAACTCATTAAACTCATCATAAGTCGGCACTTCAACTTCATTATCCGGCGTTTCTTTTACCCAGAGAACAGTGTCGTCTGACTCTGGTTGGGTGTTCTGCACCTTTATCAAATTATTCGCGAGTTCTCGCGCAGAAGAGTCTTTCAGTGGATGTCGTACTGTTCCTACGCCATTTGTAATATCAATATGATCATACTCTGTACCAATCGTCATCGCCATGGTTCGATCACTCCTTTTTATTCATATTCTTTAACCTGCTCAGCCGAGAGGTGTGCTATCCAGAGCCGACGTATTAAGAATAAACATATCACCAAAATAGAGCAGAATCTCTTTCATGGCTTCTTTATTGATAGACGTTAGATCAATAAATTTCTTTGCACCCTCGTTGATTTCTGAAATAAGCTCTGTACTTTCAGCCAACATCGTCTCTTTCTGATCGGTTCCCGCATCGAAGATAATCTGCAGTTGATCTTCTTTTGATCGATTGCCTATCACATTTCCGATGTAAGCTTGTGTCTCCGGGCTTTTTATTACAAAATAGTTCGGAGTCCAGCTGTAAAACCCTTCCTCGACAGTTACGCTCATTTAATCGCCATCCCCCTTCGTTACATCTGATTTAGATTCACAAGGGCGGTGGCCATAATTGTCGCCAGAGCATAAAGCTTCTGGTTTACGAAATAGTTATACATCCTTTGGTAAGTTTGAATGAGACTTCTCTTTACGACGGTGTATTCTTTTTCGTTCGCGGTGATCAACGCTTTTTGTTCAGCAGCAAGAGCCCGCATTTCGGAAATCTGAGTATTCCCGGCGTCGTATATGGCACGAGCAACTTCTTCCGCCGATCCGTCCGACACGACGTCAGCTGAGATGTACTTATTTCCTTTTTTTGCAAAAAGGCTGTTCGGTTTCCATATATAGCTTCCGACGATCCCCTGCTCGGCAAGCTCCTCTTCCAGTGTTTTTGTATATTCAGCCATAAGCAGGCTCCTTTCCGCTTCTCTTCAGTTCATGCGCATTAATCGCCCTCAGCCTCAATCGAAGAATCGATTAAAAGTGCTTCGAATGTAATAGTTTGAGCCGGGGCACGCGTCGATGTGAGTGTAAGCATTCCTTCTGAAGTCTCCCATTCCAGTTTACCCAAGCCTAATTCAGGGCCAAGCTTCGGAAACAGGCAATACGTATTTTCCGTAATAGAAGGATCAAGATATGAATAACTGGCAGAAGACATATTGATCTCTATTTTTCTAGCACCCAAACCACTTATCGCATTCTGCACGAATTCAGTGCTTGCGATTCGAGAGGAAGAATCCCCATAATTAGCCGTCGTAGTATTCGGCGTTCCTGTAAACGACGGGCTGTTAGTGGTGGCGTAACCTTGAAGCGCCGTATGAACAGCACCTGAAAGTAGAAGATTAGTAGAATTTGCAGTCGGAGTCGAATCGACAGGCACTACGATGTGCCCAACCAAGCGATCACCGTTCTCTCCAATTTGCAAACTGTGAACCGCTCCATCGCCATCTTCTCCGTCTCTTCCGTTGAGTCCCCAGCGGGTAAGGCCGTAAATATACGCTTTTGCGGTGCTTTCATAGGTGATAACAGTCTGCGTCCATAAATAGTCCCCAGCCTGCATCGGCGGCACGTCTGAGCTCCATCCGCCTGTTGGCGGCGTTGAATCGAATTCACCGTTGCTCTTTATAGTGCCTTTATGATAATAAATAGCGGTCCCTTTGATCTGATCAAGAGGACCGATCGGTCCGGTCGGACCGTCGCTAACAAAAAATTCCGATGTAGTTTCATCAGAATAAGTAATAACGTATTTTTTCTTCAGTTCATCTTCCGGGTCTTCATACTCGGAATCCTGAATAATAGACACAATACCGCCATGCCCTTGTTGGTAGGTATTGTGCATTTCGTTCATTCTTCTCCACAGTTCTTCATAGGCGGCAAATGTCGCGACCTTATACTCGGTTTCGGTTTGAGGTTTGATCCATATCTTGTTCTCTGCTTCGGTAGGCTGATTTTCACTAATTTTAACAATGTCATCGACGTTTGCAACAGCCCGCTCAAGATCGGACAGAGTTTCTCTGGATTCCGCAGTGACTTCTTCTACGGCCTGGGCCGCGGCATTTGCCCGCTCAGCGGCTTCGATTGCGGTTTCGCCGCTTGTGTATCCGTAACAGAGCTCAAGTCCTTTGGCAATCGCTTCCCGCACATCTTTGCCATAGGCGGCATTTCGAACCTGTTTTACATTTTCGATAATCTCCTGACTGACTGCCATGACTTTCGTCCCGTCCTTCCATTTTGATTTACTTTGCGGCTTTTACACGAGTTGTTTTCTTCGCGGGCTTTGCAAAGCTCTTCAGTTTGTTCATGGTTTTAGTGTCAATCTTTCCGGTTACAGTCAGGCCGTTCTTCTTCTGGAAGGCTTTCACGGCGCTCACCATTCCGATCGTGTATTTCCCGTTCGGGGTAATAGTTGAGCCGGCCGCTTTCAGCCGCTTCTGGGCTTCCAGGACTTCCTTGTTTTCGTCTCCGTATTTCAGCATGAATTTAGTCATAATTAGTTTCCTCCTCATTCTTTAAATCTCAGGTTTTGATAAACCAATACTAAATTTCCCATCAGGCTCGGCCTCGATGCTGGCCAAATAGGTGTAACCGACGTATTCGATTCGTTCACTGGGACTGGTCGAAAACCGAATCACACGTGTATTTTCCGGATTGTTAAACATCGTAACGATCTGGGCGTAAGAAAACCCGGTATCGTTCATCATGATCCAGATCTTATTCATAAAAGCTGATTTATTAACTGATCCGTTCAGTTCCGTTCCGTCGCCGAGAGTGATAACAGGTTGATATATCTTCGGGTAAGCCCAGTCTTCCGGGATCTCCGGAATGTCTTCCTGCGTTTCCTGATTCATATTCTCTTCGTCCATTTTTATGCCCCCTTTGCGGGCGGATTCTTCAAATCCTGGATCTCCGCTTCCAGTTTCAGTTTTTCATTTTTCCATTCTGCTTCAACATTCGTCATATTCGCGTATAACTCCTTAATCTGTTCATACATACGCGACCAGATCAGAGCTCTCACGATTCCTGTAGCATCACATGCGGAATTCAAAGAATCAAATATATCTTCCAGTTTTTTATAGCAGTCCGGCATTATTTGCATTCCTTTCTTTTGCGTAATCCTACACGCCAAGATATGATAAAGATATCAAGTTGCCATCCCTGTCATAGAAATTTTTTCCCGTTACGACAACCTTGTTTCCATGATAAAACATCGTTCCGTATACGGTTAGATTTGCTGACGAGCTAATCTGCAGCAGTTTGCTTATGATCAGGTTTCCCGACATGGTAAAACCTGAATTTAGCATATCCGTCGAAATAAATTTACTGGTAAGCGAGTTAAAATCTGCCTTTAGCGCACTAATATTTCCGGCGTTGACATTAATCGCGTGAACATTTTCAGCAATGGCTGTCTTGAATGCGCCAACCTGCGTGGAGAAGCTCGGGATTGCTTCCAATCCGCTCTTAAGGATAGAATAGTCATCAGCATCGATCGCGCCGTCCGGAAGTGTTTTGGTTACGCCGCCCTCTTTATATGACAGCGGTTCGTTCATATGAATAAGCCATTTACCCTGCTTAACGCCGATTTTGGCTGATCCTTTTCCGTCATTTCCGCCGCCATTGAAATTCATGTTTGTAAGGGCTTCTTTTCCAAGTTCGATGATGCCCGATTCATTTCCATTTGCATCTGTGTTTTTACCGAATGAGCCGACCGTATTCGGAGGTAGAACACCCTTAGTCGCATCTTTAATCAAAGCGCTGGCTGTTTCAGGATCCGTATCATCGGTAATCCCTAATTTGGTCACCTTATCCAAAATGTTTGGCAATGTGCCTGGAGTCTTTCCTTTTAATTCAAGAGCCTTCTGTCCGGCACCGATCGCCATCGACGTGACTGCCGACTGATAGTTCTCGTCCAGCTCGAGGAGCTTTCTCCCCGTTGGGCTCATCTTCTTGTAGTTTTCAAATAACTGTGCCATTCCGGGAACCCTCATGTTTGCCGCAAATGTCGCTGCCTGTTTTTGTCCGTTCAGAACGACAGCTGTACGCTCATACACTTCCCCAGGCGTATCAATTTCGGGATCTGAAAGTACCTGCTTCACGATCACTTGAGAAGTCTGCAGAGCAGGCTTAATGCCAACCCCTCCAACCGTCTTCTTCAAATTTTCGTATTCTTGATTGTTGTGTGTCTCATCCCATATCAGTTTCCACGCAAGGGCATTCTGCTCTTTTTCCTTGGTTTCTGTGTCGCGATTATCGTCGTCATCTGTGATCTTTTTGTTTCCGGCTTTTCTTCCTGCTCCGCCTTTTCCACCACCGCCGCTTTTGGATTTGGAAGTCGATTTTGAACCATACTCGACGTTCAAAATATCACTCGGAATGCCGGCATTATAGCTGTTCTTCTCCGGATGATGCAGATCATATTTGATACTCAATAATGTACGATTTACAACATTACTGTGCACGTCCGGATTATACTCATCGAGTTCGGTCATATCCGAAGGAATGGTCAGATTTACACAATCGCCCACAAGATACTTAACAACATTGCCGTCAATGTGGTGCATATCAACTGCGGAAAGATCATAAGACGTAATACCGCCTACATAATTATTCTTAATCCAGTCACAAGCATATTTCCAGAGTTTTGCGGGCGTATCAGCATTTGAGAAATTTTCTACCTTATAGATGATACCGTACCGTGTAACAGCTTTTTCATAAATATCCTTTGTTACATATCCGGTGTTGAGTTCGCTCTCAGAATAAACCTGCGTAATCTGCGGAACAAGAATCCGATTATTCTTTCCGTGAATATTCGTCTTGTAATTTGTGATGCAAACGTCCTCGCCCTCTTTGGATCCAACAGGAATCAAAGCTGTAAAAATATTGTCTACCTCGCTGTTGCTCTGCGCGTCGATAATATTTTGTGTAATCGCGATGGGCTGACTGTTTTTAAGATCGCGGCGGAACCACAGCCGGCACCAGTCCAAATAAGTTTTCTTTTCTTTTTCTTCATATCTGGTCCGGAAAAAACCTCCGAATTGCTTCATAAGCGATTCGATGGCGTTCATCGTCTGCTCTGTTGAGTTGCTTCCGTACTTCCCGGATTCGTTATTAATCTGCTGTTTTTTAGAAAAAGTGGACGGATAAGCATTCGGAATATAACCGGGATAAATACATTTATCCTCTTCTCCGGATTCCTTCATTTGCTGATTATGGGTGTTCAGCAAATTGGTAATGTATTTTTGGAGAGTTATGGAAGTCCTCGTTGCCTCCTTAGTGCCCATTTGAATCGAGTCCATCAGAAAAGCAAGACTTCCTTCGCAATGGACCTTCTTGGCACCGGACAGGGTATTGTCGATGGTAAGAACCCTTCCGCGAAAAATCGTATCCCCGTCATACTCAACACGCATGATTGTCCTCATCTGGGCAAGTGCGTGATAATATGGATGATTCGGGTAAACTGTAAATTCAAACGTTCCGGTTCTGTTAAGTTCGCAGGAGACGGTTGGATCCGTTAAAACATTTTCCTTATCCGATTCCTTAACAGGAATGGTGTAAAGCGTCTTTTCACTGGTTACAAGCTTCCTGTTTTTGTTGTAATAATTTTTTATCGTAATCTTATATGTAATCCTGTCCATACTTTACAGCCGAGCCTCCTGATTCCGTTTGTCCGTGTAATCCGTATCAAAGTTGAACGGATCCCACAGCCAGTCATCTGCGTTCTTATAGATAGAATGACTGTAAACATCAAGCACATAATTGATGGTTATATGGCTGAAATCTTCCCCGGGTTCCAAATTGTTAACCGTAAAACGGCCCTCATAATACCGAGTCGGAATATCAGTCAAAATAACACGGAGCCTTTTGCCGTGAATAAAGTTCACTATCCGTAAGCGGATTGCTTCCCAGTGTTCGTGGTAATTGTCGATGGCAAATTCCCAGCTCCCGCTTCGTGGACCGTATACCGGTTTTCCAGTAAGGTATTCTGTAAAGTCGATCGGGTCGCCCCGGCCGGGGATCTCGATGAAATTCGTCGAGACCCCGGCTTCGGCAACAACCAGTTTGGAAGTCGGAACCAGATGCCATTCAGTCCAGGTATTTTTTGTTTCGCTTCCATCAAGTGTCATGAAATTCAATGAATGCTGACCTTCATATACGGTAGATGAAGACATCTTAGTTCCTCCTTCCGGCGTAAAATGCTTTTCTTCCGATGTCGACGTCGACATCGTCGGCAACGCCGCCCGCCAAAACGCCGGTGTCGAGCACCAGCTTCATGTTGGAAATGCCGTCGCCCATTTTTTGTATGCTTTCCAGCATAGCGTCCATTCGGGCCATCGTGTCCTCCGTGCCGCTTCCATTTTGAACGTCCACAGGTGTTGTAAAAGTTCTGGAGGCACGGGAACTGATACCATTTGTTTTCAGTCCGATACCATAGCTCCGACCAAAGATGTTACTTAGAGTGCCTTCGCCTGCGGTCACATTGCTCAGATCAAGCACGGGCCTGATTGTCGGCTGTGTGTCGATGTCATCCAGAAGCGTAGCGCTGAGACCGGCCAGAATTCCCTTGGTCGATTCAACGGTGCTGTTCGCCATGGATTCACCGGCATTCTCGGCTAACCCGCTGCTGTTCATGATTCCAATTGCAAGGCCTTCCGAGGCGAACTGGCCAAGGCTCATAAAAACACGGCTTGGGCTGTGCGAGTCCAGAGCCTCCTTCGCAGCTTCGTATGCGGCGACAGCCATAGTAACCGCTGCATCGATAACTCCGGACTGCCCGAGAGCAATACCGTTTGCGACACCGGCGGATATGTTCTGACCTACGGCCTCAAACTGTGTGCTGACATTCGCCAGGTTGATGGAGGCCAGATTATTCAGCCCCTGGACAAAGGTTGTAAAGATTTCTACATTTGATTTGTCTATATTACCCGCCTGATTGATAGCATCGGAGATAGAGCCCATCAGTTGCACAATATAGTCTACAATTGAATTATCATAGGTGTTGCCCCAGTAGTCAGTTGTTGTAAGACCGGTGAGGAACTCCTGCATATAGTCGACGTAACTTGCAACGTCCGAATACTCCATATGTTGGCTGATGGTAGCAAGACGCGAAACAAGTTCCATCACTGTCCCGACTACATTTAAAGCGGTTATTACTTCATCCGCGTTACTAAATTTTCCGGAAATTTCCGTAGCGAAGGTTGAGAGTCCGGTGCCGAGTCCGCCGATCTGCGTTCCTACGTCCGTAAGTTGAGCGTCTCGTCCGCTTACAAGTGTATTAAGCGCCGCCCCAAGACCGCCGACTTTCGGAAGCCTGGTGCTTACGTCCTGCATAAGCCCGATCATCTCATCAACTGTCCCGATAGCTGCTTTCGCCGCTTCCGGATCAAAAGGCTTTTCACCTTCCTTGGTACCGGTGATCTTATCGCTAAAGTCACGCAGGCCCTGTCCAAGGGTTTCCATTTCAGCCGCGATATCCTTCAGTTTCGGCGGATCTCCTGTCCAGATACTGACAATGCCGCCAACATTTTGCAGTTTTCCCTGTGCCTCAGTGATTTTTGTGAAGACCTCGACAGCTTTATCCACGATTGTCGTCGATGCCGTCTTTCCTTCCTCAATCTCACCGTCGGTAATGCCTTTGTATTCGCCTTCGCTTTTTCCGGTAACCTTCATGGTGAAATCCTTAAGGCCCTGTCCAAGGGCTTCCAGATCAGCGCCAAGATCCGTAAGACTCTGCCTGTTTCCTTCCCACCAGCTGCGGATACCGCCGATCGTCGGCAGGCTGTTCGCTAATTCAGAGAAGGAAGACAACGCCTCTGTCGCTTTAGAATAGTCGATAGGCTTCATCTCGCCTGAAACTTCGTCCACAATGGTCGTTGATTTGGCGAAAGCTGCCAGCGCGAGGCCGAGCTGTTCAATATTTTTACCGAAGGTCTCAAGTTCGCTGGGCTGAACCTCAACCGACTCTCCCGTCAGGAATGAAGCGAGAACGGTTCCTATGGCCTGACCCATGTCGATTTCGACCAGTTTTTCTTTCAGATCCTTGAAGAAATCCAGCGCGGCCAATGCCTGCTCCGTACCGTCGCCAAGCTGGCTTCCGGATTCTTCAAACATAATAAGCGCCCCGGCCAGTGCGGCCAACTGGGCACCGAAGAGCCCAAGCGCCTCTTCTGAGGGCATGTTTTCAGGAATTGTAAATCCGCCGTTTTCAGTAAGACTGTTGGAAATATCCCGTAGTAGACGAACAGCTCCGGCTACGTCTGGCGCGCCTTCCGCGTTTACGTCCATTCCGGTCGCCTCTTCGGCCCCCTTGGCGTAAAGCATCATAGCACCACCGAGTCCCGTCAGCTTGGCTGAAAGACCGTCGATATCCATCGAAGCAATGGTGTCCATATCTCCGGCACAGGCGCTAAGTTCCTTAATCAGCTGCAGCGCGGAGTTTTCACTTAGATCGCCGACGTTTCCGGTATGGCTTGCGAATATCTCAACTCCCGTACCTAAATCGAATAAAGCGGTAGTAAAAGCTTCCCGCTGAGAGGTATATCCTTCAAAACCGTCAAGGCTGGCCATCATAAGCTTAACCTTGTTTATGATCCGCTGAGCCTTGCCGAAAGCCGCTTCATCGACCTGATTCATACGGCCGCTGAAGTCTATCAGCAAACCGCTTGTCAGCGTCAGATGAGAAGAGATAGTTGTGAGCGCGGAAGCGGATACCGATCCGATTACTATGCCGCCAATATCCCCCAGCAAAGCGACCAGCATATTCACAACGCGTTTGGCCTTTTCAATTCCGCCTTCGTCAACGCTGTTCATGCGAGTGCTGAAATCGGAAATCATGCCGCTGAATAGCTTTAGATTCGCGGAAAGCGTGGTCAGTGAACTCCCGATCATGTTCATGACTAGAGACCCTACCATGCCGAAGACCAGCATCAAGGCGGCCATTGCAGCGGAAAGAATCAGGATACCCTTCAGAGCGCCTGTAATCGTCATGCCTCTTGTGAGCGTTAAAGCGATCCCGATAGCCGCAACCAAAGCTGCAAGGCCGGCAGAGAACGCTACTATTTTATCCGTAGGCACGTTCTTGATTTCGTTCAGTGCGATAGAAAATGCGATCATGATCACAGCAAGGCCTGCCATCAAAAGCAAACTATGCACTGCGTCAAGAATATCGTTGTCCTTCATCATTGTCTTTTGGATTAGCCCGAATACCACAATGATTCCCATCAAATAGGAACATGCTACAGAAATCTGTTCCCAGCTAAGGCCGGTCAGGCTGGCCATGGCAAAGCCAAACGTCAGAAGAACTGCGGCAAGGCCTGCCATCATGATGGCAATTCCTGCCCCCTGAAGGACGTTCATATCGTCAACCAGATGAGTCATCAAAACCACGATGGCGCTTACTGCCAGAAGACCCGCACCCATTTTCGCGAGACCTTCCCATTCCAGGTTCGCCAGAGGCATCAACGCCTGCATCAGAACCCAGATAGAAGCGGCAACCATGAGAATATTCCCCATTCCGGTCCCGTGCATGCTCTGAGTATTATTGATAAACATGCCGATTATCAGCATTGTTGCGGCAAGACCGGCTCCAATTTTACCAAGCTGCTCCCATTCCAGATTTGCCAGAGGCATCAGTGCCTGCATCAGAACCCAGATAGAGGCGGCCACAAGAATCAATTGACCCATTCCGGCGCCTTTAATAAATGCTATCTTCTTTGTGAACATAGACAGCATTTCAAGAACCGCATACAGACTTATGCCCATCTTAGCAAGCTGCTCGATGCTCAAATCCTTTAATCCCTGCAGAGAAAGGATCAGAAGTCCAATCGATGTGGCCAGAAGAATTAAACTTCCGCCGCCTTTTATGGACATATCACCAACTTTATTGCTAAATTCTGTCAGGATATAAAGAATGCCGACAAGCCCGATAGCCATCTTCAGCATGCCTTCAAACTCCATGTTGGCCAGAGGCTTCAGGGCTAATATCAGCAGACCGATCGAAAGAGCCAGCGCCGCGATGGATCCGGCTCCCTTCACGTTCTTAAGATCCTTGCCGACATACTTCACAAACAGGCCGAGAATGGTTACGATTCCGAGCAGACCGGTCAGCATCTGTATGACTTCTTCCGGTTTCATTTTGCCCAATGGTTTCAGCATCAAAGCCAACAGGCCGATTCCGATCGTAATGCTCAGAATTGCGGCAGCGACGGCCGCGATCGTGGCAGTAAGGCCGATAGCGTCCTTCCAGTCCTTCAGAACGAACTGCTTCATGATCCACATAAAGCCGCCAAGAGCTAACATGACGCCAGCCAGAGCGGCAAAGCCCTTAAGCAGGCTGTTGGTGTTCATACTGCCAAGAATTGCCACGGAACCCGCGATTAGCGCAATGCCGATAGCGATCTTCATGACTTTATCGCCGGTAGATTCCAACTGATCACCGAATTTTAGCTTCAGACCGTCCTGCATAACGTCCTTCGCGCCCTGAAAGAAGCCGCGCATATTGTTAAGAAGACCGCCGCCCTTACGGAGCACGCCTATCAGCTTAAATAGTGCGTAACCGCCAAGGAATGACATGATCAGTCCGTACAGGTTGGTGCCCTTAACGATACCTGACATGTCCGCCAGAAATTTTCCGAAGGAGCCGATACCCAGCATATCCTTCGCCCATGTAAAGAGATTAAATTGATTCGCGTCTTTCTTAATATTGTCAAACAGATTAGCAAAGCCGCCGAATATCTTCCGAAGCCATTTCTTGGCCACGCCAAGGATTGTTTTGCTGCTTTCATCGGTTCCGTCCTCGGCACCCTCTTCAGCGAAGCCAAAGATGTAGGCAATCGTGCTCTGAAGGTTTTTGCCGATACCGGGAATCAGGGAGAAAATATCATCGAACAGCTTGGTGATCGCCGTTTCCAGCTTTCCGCCAAGATCCTTTAGTTTGTCTCCTGTCAGTTCGCCGTCAAACAGCTCATTAATGATACCAAGTACGCTGGATACAAAGTTCAGTACCGGAGCTCCGATCTTGGAAACAATTTTTCCAAGCAGCTTGAAAATATCGCAAATCGTCTTCCAGATTCCCGCAAAGGTTCCGGCTTCCTTGCCGTTATTCAAACCGTCGATGATACCTCCGGTCAGAATATCTACGAAGGTATTCACCGCTGCAATAAGTGGCTCAAGGGATTCCAAGAGCCCGTTAAAGAGCTTCTCGAGACCTTCTCCTTCCACAGCAGAGTCTGCCATATCGTAAATGCCAAGCCCCAACGCGCTGAGAAGACGAAGAATGGAGTCGATGCTCTTTCCAAGATGATCCTGATCAAAGAGCTTGCCGAGAAATCCGACTACATCCCGGATCACTGTATAAGCCAGGACAAAGGTTGCATAAATTGCGTTCACCACGTCCTGAATTTGCTGCCATCTGGTTTTCTGTGATCCATCTGAGGAAGCGTTAAAGAAATCATGAATCGCGGAAATAAAATTCCGGACATTGGTCACAGTCCGATCTAACTGAGAAGCAAACCAACCGTCTCTTGCGTCCTCATCGTCCCACACGGAAAGCACGTCGTCAGGAGCAAAAAGCTTCAGCATATTCCAGAAGCCGTCCTTGATGAGCTTGCCGATATCCATCAGTGCGTCAAGAAAACCATAAGCACCTTCGTAGGCGACAACTTCACCTTCGTCCGTCACTTCGCCGACGATCAAGCTCCAAAGGTTCTTACGGCCTCCGCCGTTTCCCCAGATTTCCAGTAATCTGTTTCGATAGGACAGTAATTTGTCAAGAGCCGCACCAACCTTATTACAGATATTGCTGAACAGTTCCATGCTTTCAGACAGTTCGCCAAAGATATGGTTATAGCTGTTCATCCAGCCGGTACTAAGCTGGTCCTTCCAGGCCTCAAGAACGTCTGTAAAAGTTTTACACTTCTGGGCAGATTCGTAAGCAGCTTTTCCGAGATCATTCAGCCTGACGGCACGTTCTGCAACTTCTCCCGTAAACCACTTGTTTTTCAGTGTTTCGTCAAAGTTTTTCAGGGTAACGACGGTTTCTTTTCCAAACCCTTTTGCGGTTTTGTAAATTGTCTTCCCCGTTTTATCGGTTTCCTTCTTCAGCGTGCCCGCGGCGACAGCGGCATCCATAACGGCCTGCTTGAACTCATCTGTCGCCAGCCCGGCCGCGCTGAGGCCCTCAACCCAATCCTTTTTCAGGATAAGATTATCGTCTTCTCCGCCTAAAGCGTCCTTTAGCGCCTGCTTCTGTTCTTCCGTAGTTTCGATAAACGGATCCGCATCCAGACTGAACACGACAGTCGCCAAAGATTCATCAACCAGTCCTTTTTCAAACAGTGCGTCGATATTATCCTTGGTAATCTTGATCTGCTTTCCGTTTTTGGCGACAGTTTTATAAACTGTGTAGCCTTCCTCGTTGACTTCCTTCAGGAGCTTTTTCTGCTCCACAGCGGCGTCAATCAGTTTCTGGCGGGATTCTTCAGAATCCAGTTCAAGGCTCTTCCAGTCTTTTGCTTCCAGCTTCTTATTTTTAGACAGAAGCGCGCGGATTTCATCCCGCTGTTCTTTTGTAGTGGCTACGCCCGCGGCGATTTCGCCTGTGTAATACAGATCCTCATAGTAGTAAGCCATGAAGGACTTCTGCATGACCTCGGTATCCGCCCACTTTTTACTGAGTGTTTCGGCCAGATTCCGATAGGTGACTTCTACCTGTTTGCCAAATTGCTTGGCTGTCATCACCTTACCGTTCTGCTTCACCAGGTTTCCTGTAGCCAGACCAGCCTGAATCAGCTGTTCCTTGTATTCCTTGGTCGCCATGCCGGCGTTCTCAATGGATTTCCAGTCGATCTTGGTAAGCGCCCCAACACCCATGGCCTGACTCAGGTTGTACATGGCCCGACTGGCTTCCTGAATGCTGCCGCCGGATCGGGCGGCCCAGTTGGCAATGCCTTCCATCTGCTTTTCAGCGTCTTCCAGCTTAATTCCGACCGAAGTAAATTTTCCGATGTTGGAAGCCATGTCTGTAAAGCTGTAACTGGTCTGATCCGTATACTGATTCAGACGCTTCATGACTTCATAAACATCTGCTTCAGACCGGCCGGTCGCGGCCATAATGGTTGAAACGTTCTGGTTCAGCTTACCAAATTTATCCAGTCCGGCGTTCACCTGATCAATGGTCATGCTGTTAAAGAACGCTTTAGCCTTAGCTGCCGCACTCTCCAATCCATGACGAACCTGGCTGAGAACATACTCACTGACCGTTCCCAGCCCGGTAAATTTATCTGCCAGCTTTTGAATGTTACTAGCCATCTGGTCGAAGGTCAGCTTTCGGGTCGCGTCCTCGAAATCCTCCAGACTTTTTTCGCATTGTTCGAAATCAAGGGCTTCCTTGAACTTTTCGAGCGATTTCTCGCTGGTGGCAATATTCTTTTCAAAGTCCTTATTGTCGAATTGCATCTGGACAATCCGGGTATCTGTATTACTGGCCATTACCTTGTGACCTCCTTCCAGCTTTCATCTGCGATTTTTTCAAAGATTGGACGCATGGCAGGATTCACAAAGTCAACTCCCTGAACATAGCTTCCATTTTGA